TTCCCCTTTCTCAAGGGGCGATCTCCTGGGCTCTAATTTCACACTCAAGGACTAATAATAAAAAACCCTGCTCATAACAGGGACTTTTACATAATAAGTTAATATTTAGTTTTTGTCAATAGTTGTGGTTACCGAACATCAAGTTCTTGATCTCCCCATCCTTCTTCTTCCAAACAAAGATAGTCAAGTTCCTCAGTTCCCTCAGGAATGTTAATCCACTCATCAAATTCTGCGGCAAGTGCTTTTGCATTTCTATGTCGATCTGCATCATGAAGGAGTTCAATTTTTTTAATCGCCCAATCGCGGACAAAAGCCACAGGTTGACTTTCAATCTGAGTTTCCATAGTAGTCTTTTCGGAAGTACCTGTTGAGGATGTTCCCATTGTAGAAGGCAGGTTCTCCGTTGTCAAGGGCCTCTGTGAGGACGTTGTGGACGAAGAGTTGTCTGGTCTCTTCGAAGTTTGTTTTGCCCTTTGTTTTATGTAATGAGAGGATAACTCTAATAAAATTTTCTCTCCCGTACTTTTCAATATCTTCTTTAAGTTCCGGACAAGACCCATAGTAATCCTTCCAATTAGATTCCGTTTTTACTTTACGCTTTTTACCTTTTGGGGTTCTAAATTGCCAAAAATATTTTCGCCCTATGTATTGCTTTGAATTTATTTTATTGGTAATAAGATAGACAAATCCAAAATTATCACCTATATCTTCAGATTCAAAGCATTCCCCATTCGGTTTTTCATATTTCCATCCATTAGTATAACTGCAACTCATTTACATAGTCAATTGCTTTGCTAAGATATTTATGAGCAAGGTCTTTCTCATGTTGAGGGAGTTGCTCTTTATCTATTTGAAGTTTTAATTTGTCAAGTCTTGCTTTAAGTGTGTAAATATCTGTAAGTCCGACCATAAAAAAAGAGGAGTGTGACCTCCTCTATCTATAAAGTTTTGTAATATTATTACAATTTGAAACCACTAAATGTGTCCTTTTTCACATCTTGTTTAATTCCACCAACTACGTATGATTCTACTTCCGTTTCCTGGGGAGCAACCTGGAGACCTTTAGAGGAAATCCAGTGCTGAGTCCAAGGAAGCGGATTATTGTTTGCTGCGATATCGTATTGAGGTTTTAATCCAATTGCTTTAAGTCTTCTATTTGCAATCCATTCAACATATTGCTGAAGAAGTTTATCGTTTAGTCCAATCATGCTACCATCTTTGAACAGATAGTCTGCCCAACGCTTTTCTTCATTTACTGCACGATCAAACATTTTATAGGTCCACTCTTCCTCTTCCTTCATGATTTGTTTCATTTCTAGATCATCTCCATCACGCCATTTGTTCAAAACATTCTGAGTGATTGCTAAGTGTTGGTTTTCGTCTCTTGCAATAAGAGAGATGATCTTAGCGGATCCTTCCATAAGCTTAAGTTCACCGAAGGCGAAACTACAAGCAAAACTAACGTAGAAGCGAATACCTTCAAGAATGTTAACATTTGCGATTGCTCTATAGAGTTTTCGTTTAACATCATTCAAATTTTCCTTTGCGTTTGTGACTCCTTCAAGTCTATACATCCAATCATTAGATGTACCATAATTCTGTGCTGATTGAATAAAGTCATCATAAGACTCTGTAACGCTCTTGGCTCGCTCTAGAATGCGCTCATCGGTGATGATTGTATCAAATACCTCAGACGGGTCTGAATACACATTCTTGATAATATAAGTGTATGAACGACTATGGATCATTTCCATAAATCCCCATACCTCCATACATGCCTCAAGTTCTGGAAGTGAGCAGTATGGAATAAATGCCATACCAGGCCCACGCCCTTGAATAGAGTCGAGCATAATCTGATACTTCAGATTAGAAGTATAGATATGCTTTTGCTCAGGTCGAAGTGTTTGGTAGTCTCCACGATCCTTCTGGAGAGACACCTCTTCGGGTCTCCAGAAGTATCCTAACTGTTGAGTGGTTAATTTATCAAAGACGGGATATTTGTATGAATCATATCTCTGAACTCCAAGAGGTTTTCCAAAAAACATTGGTTGTTTTTTAGTATCAACGTGTTCAGTATTAAAAACTGTCATTCCTTTAACAATGGGTTGTTCATCTGAATTATTCATAAAATTGTAATGCATACGTTTTCCTCTTTGATTAACTCCTTACTCAAGACCACATAAAATATTTAATGTTTTGAATTGTCATCAAAATCAAATTTTACAGGATTCACAATCATCTTCTTCAGTTACAGATAAAATCTCGTTTACTAAACTATTCACCTTTTTTAATTTATCTTCAACGATTTCATCAGTTTTAATATCATATGTATTTTGATAGTAACTTGTCTTCCATCCATAACGATACGTTGTCAGCAAATCATTAGCCATTACACTAACAGGAACCTCGTTATCCGTATAGTTTTCTGGATTATAACTCCAGTTGCCAGAGATCGCTTGATCAAAGAATTTCTGCATTACCGAAACAACATTGATATAACCACGATTAGACTCCATATCCCAAAGAAGAGTGTAATTGTTCTTAAGCGTATGATACTGGGGAACAATTTGCTTAAGTGGACCTTTCTTCGACTTCTTAACGGACAAGTAATCTCTAGGTGGTTCGATTCCGTTGGTTGCGTTTGACACAACGGAACTGCTCTCCGATGGCATCTGTGCGGACAGTGTTGAGTGTCTGAGACCATGCTCCAAGATAGATGCCCTAAGAGTTTCCCAATCATGTTCTAATTTAATAGACGTAATTTCATCAACTTCTTTTTTGTACGTATCGATAGGAAGAATTCCATCAGCATATTTTGTACGACCAAAATATTCACAATATCCTTTTTCCTTTGCCAAATTGTTCGATGCTTTAAGCAGATAATATTGGAATGACTCGGAAAGACCATGAACTGCATCCCAGGCTTCCTGAGAATCATAATTATACCCAAGTTTTGCCAAATAGTGTGCAAGACCAATAAATCCTATACCAAGTGAACGACGTGCCTTAGTGGCGATTTCTGCCGCCTCTACGGGGTATTTTTGATAATCAATCAGTTCATCAAGAGAACGAACTGAAAGATCACAAAGTTCTTCAAGTTCTTCATCAGACTTTACTTTACCCACATTAATTGCAGAAAGAATACACAATGCAATCTCACCCAGTTTATCATCAATATGCTGAATAGGATCAGTAGGAAGAGTAATCTCTTGACAGAGATTGCTCATATTAATCTTATCTTTGAATGATGAGTGAGAGTTACAATGATCAATATTCATGATGTAGATGCGACCCGTTTCCGCACGTTCCTTAAGAAGGTCAAGGATGAGTTCTTGTGCTTTAATAGTTTTTTTCTTAATGGTCGGATCTTTTTCATATTGAACGTAGAGATCGTCAAACTCAGGGAGTCCAAACTTATCATAAAGTCCAGGGACATCATGCGGAGAGAAAAGCGTGATCTCACCGTCTTGAATAAATCTTTCATAGAACAACTTAGAAATCTGAATGGAGTAATCAAGTTTACGGACACGATTATCTTCCGTTCCCTTGTTATTTTTAAGAACCAGAATATCTTCTATTTCTTGGTGCCAGATTGGGAAGTGGACTGTCGCTGATCCACCTCGTATGCCATTTTGCGTGCAGCAACGGACAGTTGCTTCAAACTTTTTGAGAAACGGTACAACACCAGTGTGCTGGACTTCACCACCTCTAATCCTACTGTTGATGCCACGGATTCGACCTGCGTTGATACCAATTCCCGCCCTTTGTGCAACATAACGGCCAATTGCCATATCACTGCTAAAGATACTATCGAGGGTGTCATCAACATCAACAAGCACACAGCTAGCGAATTGTCTAAGTGGCGTCCTAACGCCTGCCATAATGGGGGTAGGGATGTTGATCTTGTGCTTTGAGATTGCGTCATAATACCTCTTGACATATGACATTCTGGTTTCTTTGGGATACTCTGCAAAGATAGTCAGAGCAATCATCATGTACATGAACTGTGGGGTTTCATATACTCCCCCATTACTTCTGTCTTGAACCAAGTACTTGTCAACTACTTGCCTTAGACCAGCATAAGTAAAAAGAAAATCCCTATCGTGCTCAATAAATGAGTTTGCTTTATCAATTTCTTCTTTAGAGTACTTATTATAAATGTCATTATCATATACTTCTTTATTGACACAATTATAAATGTGATGTTCAAGATGAGGAAGTTCTCTCATTTTTCCATAAAGATTTTTTCTCACAGAAAAAATAAGGAGACGTGCTGCAACATACTGATAATTTGGATGTTCCAAATCAATCAAATCGCTAGCACTGCGAATCAGAATCTCTTGAATTTCATTAGTAGAAATTCCATCATAAAACTGAATGCCAGATTTCATTTCAACTTGACTAGCAGAAACTCCTGCTAATCCTTTACATGCTTCATCAACCATGATATGCATCTTGTCAAGATCAAGGGATTCGACCCTACCATTTCTTTTGACAACTTTTGTTCCGTTGCTCATATTTTTTTCCAACTAGTAAATTTGAGTTTTGCTTCTAAACCATAGTAGATATTTGATTCTATCACAGATTCAACGTCGAGTCCAGATAAAACCATATCATTAATATCCTTCTCAGTTATTGTTGAAGGCCAGATGACAACTTTTTGTCCATTTTCGATAACACGGGAAATTCTTGATACGATTTCTGAATTACGTGGTTCGTTATCATATATCCAGACACAATCGCCAATACCCCACTTATCAATATCACCATCAGCTCCACAAAGAGCAATCGCGTTGCGAATGAAAGTTGAATCAAAGGGTCCTTCTGTAACGTAGATAGTTTTATCTTTTTCGATTTCATCGAGACCATAAATTTTTGGTGCATCATCATCAAACATTATTGTAATGTATTTTATTTTGTTGGATCCCAGAGATCTTCCCTGTACACCCACCAATTCTTTTTTATAGAAAAGTGGAATAATTATTCTGGGTTCATCATATCGGGTATCGTCAAAAGTTAACTTAATTGAGTTAACCCATGTTTTAAAGTTTTCACTGTAATAGAATTTATAAGGATTTAATTTTCGGTTTTCTAAGTACTTTTTTGCCTCTGGGTTTTCAACTGCTTTCGGCAAATCTATCTTAGAATTAAATTTTGGTTTATCAAATTTAAATTTAGGTTCTTCGGTTGGAAAGTTTTTTCCAGTTGTTCCCGATTTAAATTTTTCAAAAGTATACTGATTATGAAGATTAGAATCTGTTTGTTTTAAAAAATTATTAAAGGATACATTAATACCACAGTTGTGGCATTTGTAATTTGTATTGTTCTTTACTTGATATAAATATCCTCTCGCCTTATTCTTATTCTTTTGAGAGTCCCCACAAATCGGGCAGCGAAAATTAAAAAGATTATTCTTTACCTTTTTAAATTTCTGAAGACGTGGAGAAATCAAATTGATGTATTTTACATCAACAAAATCCATAACAATAAGAATCGTGGTCTACCTACTATACCGTGCCTACCTCGCTTTGTCAAGACAAAGAACAGTCATGATCCCTGTCCACTTTATGACAGAGTTTGTTATTTTCTGCAAAGCATACAAAGAAGATTTCTTTCTAGTTTTCATGGCAACATGTGCCAACACTTGAACATTTATTTTTGTATTTGAACTTGAGGAGTTTGTGGAGTTAAAAAGTCAACTACCATATGTGATTGAGAAATTCCAAATGTTATTACAGCAAAAACCCCAACTACTATCCAACGATATTTTGTAAATTCTTCTAGTTTCTTTTCAACCTCTTCTATTCTTTTTACAACAATATCGTGAGAATCTTTATTTTCTAATTTTAATTCTTCTATCAGTCTACCAATATAATCATCTGCTCTGTTACACTGTTCTATTTTTTCATCATGAACTGCAAGCATCTTACTAATATTTTGACTTGTCTTGCCCATAATCTGAATTGCTTCATCAATTTTTTTCATCATAACTTCATATGAAGAAAGTCTTTCTTCTAGAACAGCAATTTTAGTATCTGCAGAAGTATTTTGATTGAACATTTCCCTTTTGAGTTATTAGTTTTTTACACTACTAAAACAAATAACTCAAGTAGTTTTAGTATTATTTATTTTTTGGTTGGCTTCCATCTATTGCGAGAATTTTTTCCAAGTCCAATTACTTTTTTTCTTCTAGTGTACCCCATAACAGGATCAAATCCAGCGACTGGACCTTTTGGGTCAGCGGATCCAGTAAATCCTCCAGTTCCTACAACCATACCTTCTTCACGAAGATTTCTAAAGTAATTTATAATTCTATCAATTTTATCCATTTGAAGTATAAATTTGTTGTAATTGATTTAAACAATTTAAATCCACAGGTATATTATGAATATACGTTTTAGGATGCTGAGGCAGTCTATTTAAGAATACTATTATTGTTTTAACTTGAGGCCACATTTCCTTTTCAATTTTGAAAAATAACATAGGATTTGTGGCCTCACCAAAGATATTGTATAAAACAATAAAATGGTTGATCAATAAATGAGTTCTAAGTTCACCAGATTTTTTATATCTTTTAAGCAATCTTTTGATATACTTAAAATGATTTAAATCCTTATCAAAGTCGTCTTTAGTGACTGCCTGAGGATTCTCGTAATTTTTAATCGCGAAGAGAAGAAAATTATCTTCATTCAATTCATTAAAGATCATATATTAAATATCAAGCGTAAGTAATTCTTGCAGCATCAGAGGTCGCAGTTGCTCCACCAGCAGCAGTGACAACAGCACGATAGTAGAATCCATTAGGTCTGTCAGCAGTAACAGATGTGGATGCGATTCCAACTGTTGCAGTGGTAACGTTGCTGTAAATTCCACCATTTGAAAGGTTTGTGTATGCTGCACCAACGCTCGATGCATACTGCCACTGATAGGACAGGACTGCTGTAGGAGTTGCGGAAGCAGTAACACTAAAGGTTTGGTTAGAAGTTGTTGAAACTCCTGTCAGGGTTGTTGGTTGTGCAGAAATTGTAATGTAACGATCTGCGTATACAGTGTCATCATTAGCGTCACCAGCAGCAGTGTAAGTTGCCTGTCCCAGAGTTGTAATTCCAGACATTGCAACAAGAGTTTCAGACTTAACTCTGTAATTTCCATGCATATCAATATAGGTATGAACACCAACCCATCCAGCGTGGATGCCACCATACTGGGTTGCTAAACCACTATTACCAGGTGTTAATGTCGCAATCTCGTATGTATCAACACCGTAAACACTATGAGTTGGAACGGTTGAGGTTAATCCAACAACGTTCGAGGAGTAATTGGAATCCTCAAGAGTATATACAGGTTTTTCAGACAGAGTATAAGCAACACCAGCAATAGCAGCGCCATTCAAATATTGTGTTGTTGCAATTGAAATAAGTCTATCAGAGGTAATTCCAGAAATTACTGCAGAACCAAACGTTCCACCAACTCCAATAGTAACTACATCACCAATAGAAATGCCTGCAGCGGTGAATGAAGTTCCAGCCCCAGTAATAGTTTTTGCACCATAGTCTACACTCACTGTTCCAACGGAGTAAAGACTATCTGCGGTTCCCCAGAGTGCCATTCTTGTTACCTTTACTAAAATTTTTATCTAACAATATTTATAAAAAATGGGGAGTTTAGATTTCTCCCCATGTTGTATTCTATTTAGTTCTATTAATCAGGGAGTAGGATCTACTGCACCTTTCTTTTTCAGATGTTGCTGAACTTGAAGCAGTACAAATGAAACGAGACCATTCGACTTCAATTTATTGTTAGCACCGAGGAATTCGGAAAGAACAAAAAGAATAGTAGCGATTGCAGCCTCGTTGGCTTTTGCCCATGCAATGATTACTGCGAGCGACATAATAAAAACCTCCTAATGATGTTTGAACTATTTAGGAATTTTACCTATTTTTAACAATCAATCATATCTTGAAGACATGTTATCTTGGGATCTTTGAGCAGCAGCACGACGGAGTGCTACTTTTTGTGCAGGAGATTTTGGAGCACCGTACTGACCAGCAACAGGTGGTTTCTTTCCAAGAACTTTTTTTTGTTGTCCTTTTGGAGTTCCAGTCTGTTGACGAATCATCTTCTTAACAGAAGTGAATGCTTTATCATCTTTAGCACCACCCTCTACAGATGGTTTTCCTGGACGAGTTGCAGACATTCCCGTTTCCTTAGCGTATCTAGTTCTTTCATCAACTATTTCACCTTCCATTTCATAAGAATTTTCAAGAGGAAGTTTACCTGCCTTTTGCATTTGTAGTTTTTGTCTTTGAAGCATTTGTTGCTTTTGAGCAATCATTTTAAGATTCTGCAACTGTTGCTTTTTAACAGCATCCGATTGCGTATCTCTTACTTTATTATCTGCACTTGTTGGTTGATCTTGAATTTTTTGATCCAGTGCTTCTCCGAGTTTCTTTCCACCTCTACGAGCAGTTAATACTGCAGCAATTGCAGCCTTTCTTCTCTCTTCTTTAGATCTACCAGCAAGTTGTGGTGACTTTGAAGCATAGAAGTCCTTAATTGCTGTACCCATATCAGTTTTAGATGTGATTTTTTCCTGGAGTTCAAATTCTTCTCCAGTCAAAACACGCTTACCAACTTTTGCTGCAGTTTTTGCTCCAGAACCAACTTCCTTTGCAACTCCACCAACTTTACCTGCCGCTTTTGCTGCAGTTTGGGCGGTTTGAGAAGCAAGTTTAGAAGCAGTAGTAGTCGCTGATTTATGTCTCTGAACACCCTTTTGGAATGCTTGAGAAGCTGCTGCGGTTGCTTGCTTATGTCTTTCTACTCCTTTCAGAACAGCACCAGCAACACGGTCTAAAATACCTTTTCTCTTAGGTTGTTGCTTTTTAGCAGTTTGAACTGCAGCATGTTTTTGGGAGAATGATTTAAATCCCGATGGTTTTGATTCTGATGCTTTTGATTCCGCTTCCTTTCTTGCTGCTTTTTCTTTACGAAGTCTATTGATAGCAGCAGTTTTTGCTCCACCCTTAAGTGATCCTACAGACTTACCACCCTTTGTTTTAGGTTCAATTCTTACACCACCTGCTCTTGCTTCGGAAAGTAGATTTTCTTCTTGAATCTCAAATACAAAATTTACAAATTCATCAAGACCAAGTTCTTCAATAAGAATATCTACACCACGCTCATTCAATCCTTGCTCACAGAAATACTCTGCTGCGGCATAAACTGTTTGATTCAGATAATCTTCAGAGATTTCAACTGATTCCAATAACTGAACTTCTTCTCCAAGTTTTGGATTTACAACTACCTTATTGACTCCACCTTTTTTCATCCCTTTGACTTGCGATCTCTTTTCAGATGCAATTTCATCATCGACAATTTCACGAAGATCCTCTCTCCAATTGGAAAAACTTTCCTTCATACCAGTTTTTTTAGCAATTGCAGCACCACGAACCTTTCTACGATTCAGAAGATACTTATCAGTCTTATCATGATCACCATCATTATCAATATCTTTATCTTCTCTACCAACTGGATCCAAACCCTTACCAGACTTTACCTTACCAGTGTATTCCCCACGTTGCTTTTCACCCTCATATGGAGTTCCATATTTGGTCATCTCAACAGAAGAAATATTTGGATTCGATCTCAGTTGATTGATTTTTTGACGTGTTGCATAACGTACATATGATTTGCCAGTTGCTTTATCTTTTACACGTACCTGATATTTTTTATTTTCGATTTCCTCTTTAACAGATCCACCACCAGGACCAATTCCGAGTTTTTCTTTTACTTCATTTTTCTCAGCAGCACCCATTGAAGTATGGCTCATATACTGAGAAAATGCTTGCTCCAAAGGAACATCTTCTCTACGTGCTCTATAACGAATATCATATACAGCCTGTCTTACTCTTTTTTCAGCATTCGCAGGTCCCTCAGTACCTTTTGCATTTGCTCCAGCAGCAGGTGCCTGTTTTTCTTGACCAAGTTGAGGTTTTAATACCTCCGCAATATATACTGCAGAAATATCGTTAAGAGGATTCATAGACATTTGAATAATTAGATAAACTACTTCTTCTTATGTCTATTTATGAAATTTCTAATATTAAAATTATCTATTTTTTTAGTATTAGTCAATCTCATTACATACTTTCGATACGCATCAGTTCCAACTTCTCGTTGAGATGCAGGAACTCCAGATATTTCAGTCCATTCTTTTACATCTTTAATCCAGGGTTTAAACATAATATTATTTTCTGTCACACAAATAAGATAGTTAGCACCTCTACGAATGATTCTACCAATAAGACCAGTATTTAAATTCTCTACAAGTTCTCCAACACGAAATATTCTTTCAGTAATATAAGTATCTCTAAGTCCTTCAAAATCTAACTTGGGAGCGATTTCCCACAAATTCCAACCTTCCTCAATTTGCATTGACTTTCTCAATGCCATGAACATTTTTCTTGTTTGCTTATCATCTAAAGATTTTGGAATTCCCATTCTAAAGGTATCAAAATCTCCTTCAGCAGCTGCTTTACGGAGTATTGAAGATGAGATACCTTGATCGTTTTTCTTGTCAGAGTCTGCATCTTGCTTACCAGCAGCAATCACATTTATTTCCACAAAGTCATAAAGTTCTCCATTATATTGATTTGCAAGTTTTTCAAATTCTTTTTGACGATCAGATCCAACTACAATATTAATACTACTATACCCTTCTTCACTTGCCTTTTGCAAAACATCAAAAATTGTAATCACATTATCATCATTTATAATTCTCTCTCCATGCTTTGGATACATTTGACGCATCAAAGCAATTTTAGTATCAGGATCTAAAGGATTTTTCTTAGGATCTTGTGTTCTTGATGGATATATCTTATAAGGCCCATCTGCAGCAACTTTAGCAACCTTATTGAAAAGGTTTTGATGTCCCTTTGTAGGAGGATTGAATCTTCCAAATGCAACTGTCAGTATTCCCTTATCCTCAATTTCAGGTTCTTGCTGTGCCTGAGGTTCTTGTTGAGGTTGTTGTGGTTGAGATGTTGGAAGTTGTGTTTGTGTTGCAGCAACTTGTTGATTTGATGTGGTTCTATCCTGAGGAGGATCTTGTTTTCCCAGAACCTGATTTTGATTATAAAACTTTAATTTCCCACCAACAGTTTTTGCAGTGAATTCTCCTTGGGCATTATACCACCCACCATGCCCATCTGCAGTCAATCCAAGTCTCTTCGCTTGCATAACTGCTTGCGAATCTCTTGCTTCCGTTAAAAATCGTGAGAAACTTTTCATTTAAAAGATTGATATATTTTATTTATCAATTATCTAAAAAGGATAAATCTCCATCTAAACCTTTACGATTTATACTTTGAGATATCTCGCCAATATAAAGTTCAAGTTTGTATGCATATTTTCCTCCTCCAATATTTTTAACTCGTATTCTTGCCTTTGCAGAATCAGGTTTAAATTTGGATACTTTGTCGGAGGGAATATTTAATGGATTTTTATCTTTTATGACATAAAAACCTTTATCTTTAATTTGGATATAATCAGATTTACTATAATAATCAATTACTACATCAGATTCAATATCTTTATAGTATCCTGTTCCTCCACCTAAAACTTGTTGATCTAATTTTGTAGCTGGATAATTTGGCGTATATCCATTAGTTTTTTTATACCACATTTCATTTACCCAATTAGATAACTTATCATTGAATAATGTTTTAATTACAATATTTGATCTAGGACTAATATGCCAAGAACTATTTTTAAATTCTAATGTTCCCGATCCAAAAACTGCACCTATTTGTTCCTTTAATTCTATACCTGCAATTTTACCATTTACATTGACTTGAACATCAACGCCTTCATTTTCTTCAGATCTTGATTGTTTTGTGTATCCAGCGGTTTTCAATTTATCAATAAGATTAATTTCATATTGCTGCCCCTCATTAATCTCTTGTCCTGGAATTTTAGTGACAATATAAAAAAAGTTGATTAAGACATAACCAGGACTCGTTGTTCTTTTTACTTTTAATGTTTCCGCACTATCATATTTTTCCCTTTCGACAGTAGTATTCAATGTCGTTTCGAGATAATACTTATATGAATCAATCTCGTTTAAAAAAGTTTGCTCAGTGATTCCTCCAGATAAAAATCTTCCCGTTATAATATTATTTTGCTTTTTAAACTTAAACTTTGTAGTATGATTTAAAGGGTGTCCTTCCTTTCTCAATTTATTTTTAGCATTTTGAGAAACTGATAATGTCTTAAGGACAATATCAGTGTTTATAACTTTGGTTGCCATTTAGTAAAAAACCCACTTAATTTTATTTAAGTGGGTTATGAATTTATTTGTTTTTATTTATCAGCGATTTCTTCTTCTTTCTCTTGCAGCGTCTCTATCCTTCTTTGCTCTTTCAATCGCATCCTTTTTACCACCCTCACCATAATAGTTATAAAGAACTCTTCTGTCAGATTTTCTTTCTGCAGGTGTTCTTTCTGGTGATTTTGTAGCAGCAGAATTTCTTGCAACTGAGGAACTTCTACTCATACGAACATCAGGATCTGCAGACGTTCCAATTTTTTCTGGATTGCGGCGATGCCAACCAGATTCTGCAATATCTTGAACTGTTTCTGGATCGAGATATGCCATAATCGATTCAGCGTCTTCAAGATCTTCTGCATATCCTTCTACACAGAGATACTCAAGAACAATATCATACAGATCATCAGTATTTTCATCAATATACGATTCTACAATTTGTCCAACTTCATAATCAGACAATGATTCGAGTACATTCAGAGCATCATTATAATCATTTGCATATCCCTCAGAGATAAAATCTCCAAGAATTTGAAGTGCGAATAATTCAATATCTTCACCAAGTCTTGCAGCAAGTTTTCTATTTTGCTGAGAAGTCTGCATATTTCTTTGAGATTGCGTCAAAGTTTTTCCAGACTTTGCTTTACCTACAGGAGGAAGTGCTTTTCTTTCCCCAGAATTGGAAACGCTAGACTTCTTTCCAACAATTCTATATGGTGCAGGTTTTCTTCCACTAGAGACAGCAGATTTTGCTGCAGTCTTAACTTCCTTACCGTCAGTTTCTTTAGGTTCAACTTTTGATGCGAGTTTGCGAAGTCCACCAGCAGCGGCCTTTCTGCCAGACTTAACAAGACCTTTGATTTTTTCTTTAGCAGATGCCAGTTTACCAGATGCTGTTTTCTTAGCAGCACTAGCAGCACTCTTAGCAGCACGTCCTGCCTCAGCAGCACCACCAGCAGCAGCAGAAGCGGCACCAGCGCCTAAAGTCTTTGCTTTCTGAGCGCCTGCCTTTGCTTTATCTGCAAGGTTGCGTCCTGCACGAGTAGCAGCCACTTGAAGTCTCTTCATAGCGTGCTTTCTACCAACACGCTCGCGCTCAGCAGACTTCATTCTTTTTGAAGTTGCTGCTGCAGACTTCTTAGCACGAGTTGCTTTATTCTGAAGTCTGTTCATTCTTTCCATTTCAGTTTCTTCGGAAAGAATTTCAGCCTCAAAAACATCAAGACATTCTTGAAGAGTTACTTCATCTTCAGAAAGAATATCTTCCATGATTTCGACAAGTTCATTGTCGGAAAGATCATCTACGAACTCTAAATTATCTTCGAACAATTCTACATCAGTTTCTCTATCAACAGCATAAACAGAATTATATGCTTCGTACAGATCGGTAAGAATTTTTGATTCCATTTTACAAATAGTTTTTAGTTATTTATAAAAAAAAAAGACCCCGAAGGGTCAAGCACCAAGAACAGCACCAATATTATCATCAATTTGTTGAATGACTTCACGAATATCAGAAACCCTAGGAGGAACACTTACTTCACTATAAGTATATCCCCGTTGTGCTTCAAATAAAACCTGACGAACTGCTGCTGCAGTACGAGCATCCATTTTAATTGTTACTTGCTTTTCTTTACTCACAGATCTCCCTCCTTACGATTTTCAGAACGCTCAATACTAAATGCACCTTCAGGATAACGAGCACTCAATTTCTCAAAGTTCATTTGAATAACTTCTTCAAGAGAAATATCAAGTCCAAGACATGCCTGAGAAACATACCACATAATGTCTCCAAGTTCACGCTTCAGATGGAAAAGATTTTCTTCGTTAACTGGTTTGCCTTGGAAAACAATCTTTTTTATAATTTCAGTAAATTCACCAGCTTCAGCAGACATTCCTACGGCAGCAGTAAGCAATCGTTCGGTGGGAAATTCTTGTGCTTCAAGATCAGTGAGTCGATAAACAAAGTCACTGTAGTTTTTACTCGGATTGGATGTTGTGTTATCAACGAATTCAACGTATTTTTTAAGATCAATAGTCATAGGTTTAAAGGTTCTTCTTGTCTATCAGGTAAAATGTTTTGGGGATTAAGTTGTTTGTCAGGTTCCATCTCTTGAGATGTTACGTTCACGACTTTGGGAGGATCTGGATAATGAGCAATTCTATAATAAGATCCTGGATTCATTTTCACCATCATTTGAGCATCTTGTTCTTCTCCACAATGACAACGAACACTTCCATTTTCATTAAGAACCACATAATAGACACCAGAGGTATCCCTTACTTGAATCTCCGATTTTTCTTTAAGTTTCAATTGCATTAGAATTTAAATCCATCAAATGATTTTTTAGGTTTTCTTTCTTCAAAATCATACTCTTCTTCTTGTTTGTTGTCAAGTATGTCATTTTGTGCCGATTGTTCACAGTCATACAATCGCATTTTAGCTCGATCAATGCCAATCACAAACCTCTTATGAATGGTTGGATCATTATAACGATTCTTAAGTTGCTTTACAAGAATCTGACCAAGTTCTTCAAGTTCTTCAGTAGAAATAAGAGCAAACATTAAGTCTGCAGTTGCAGGCAAACCAAATGATTCGGATGTATCAGTTAGTTCCACATCAGAAGAACCATAACCACTACGAGTAGTTTGAGTAGCACTTACAATAGGAACATTAAACTCTACAGCAAGACCACGAAGTTCCTCTGCAATTGCTTTCACAAAAGTGTAAGAATTAATGTTTGCATTTCCACGATAGCGAGAAGAAGAGCAAATATTAAGATAGTCAATAAAGATAATATCTGGATGGAACGATTTTTTCAATGCGAGTTCATTTAGAAGCGCTTTGAAATGTCCAGCATGAGCAGATGCAGTTGGATACTCTTTAATGATGAGAGTTCCTTGTGTTTTCTTTGCAAGATTAGTAACCTTATTTTCGAAAACAGATTTAGGAAGTTCTACAATATCCTTAATATTTACGTTGAGGAGGTTTGCATCAATTCTTTCAGCAATGCGTTCTTCTGCCATTTCCAACGTAATGTACAGAACGTTCCGTCCTTGGAGCAAGACGGAGCTAGCCACATGGCACATGAATAGAGATTTCCCGACGCCCGTACCAGCAAGAGCGATGTTAAGAGTTTTGTTAGGGAGACCACCTTTCGTGATTTTGTTAAAGTATTCGAGATCAAATTCAATTTTATCCTCCTTTTTGTGATACGATTCATATCGTTGTTCATAATCTTCCAAATAATCATGTCCAACATGATTATCGAAACTAACTGCAAGTGCATCCTGAAGAATTGATGGAATCGCATCTCTGGATTTATCTCCTTTGCCATCGGCAAGTTGAATTGATTCCATAAGTGCCAAATAAATGGCCCTATCACGACACCATTTTTCAGTGGTATCAATCAACCAACTTTGCTCTACGGGAATATTTTCCAAATGAGTAATTAAATGAACCAATTTTTTAAATTGATCTTCATTTACATCATTTCTTTTTTCAATTTCAATACACAAAACTTCCGATGTGGGAAGATTGTTATATTCCATCGTAAACTTAGAAATTTCTTCGAACACCAGTTTTTGTTCCTGATCTTCAAAATATTCATGTTTAATGAATGGCAATACCTTTCTCAAATAATCTTCATTATGAAGAAGATTTCTCAGGATTAAAAACTCAACTTTTTCCATCAAATATAATGCAAGTATGTACTCAATAGGTATTTTTCATTACTAATGGGTTTCTTTCCTTCATGAGGAAACATCCATAGTGGTGGGAATATAACAAGTTTACCAGTTCTTGGTGTAATACTAAAATTTTCAAATACTGTCTCACCACCATCAGTCACATCATTCAAATACCAAAAGAACGATAAAAACCTTTTTGAAGTTTCATGGTCCATTACATCGACATGATTATCAAAACAGTCATAATCATTATTGGCATATTTTTTAATTCTCAATTGTTCAAAAGAATTTGTCAAAGGAAAACAATTTCTGCCAACACTGCGGTAATATTCATCGCGATGTTTCAAAACTTTTGAAAATATATGATCATGAAATTTTTTTGCTTCAGGTAAATTATTCAAATTTTTTGTTACATTTAGTTGGCAAAATTTTGCTCCCGTTGCGTATTCATGTTTTTCATGGTTATTTGGATTTTTTTCAAAAAGGTTGATTGCAAACTTGCAACTTTCTTGATCTAGATCATCGTCGTAAACATAAATTAAATCATGCAATTTAACAACCATAACTAAATTCTTGTTTTGCAATTTCGTCAAGTTTTTGCATTACTTCTTCAGTAAAGTATTCTTCTGGATTAGCAAGAATCTGTTTTGCATAGATCTTCTTACCATCCATCTCATAACGTCCTGCTACATTCTTCCAGAGTCCACCAATCTCACCAAGTTCCAGAAGACCATAGTAACGATCAAGACCGCGCTCATCATAATAAAGACGGACTTCAACATCTTTATTCTCCTTACTCAAACGCGATTTAGCAGTCTTAGCCTTGATAATATTTCCGACCACTTCCGTTCCATCCTTTTCTTTCTTTTTGCTGAGATAAAT